TGCCTTGAAAAGCTCAAACACATTGTTCCTGCCGGTTCTGCGATTGCCATGCCATATAAGATTGGCTGCGGTCTCGCTGGTGGAGACTGGAATATCGTGTATGCTCTAATTGACCGAGTTCTCGGCCAGCAGTACACGGTGGAACTTTGGAGAAAAGAGGGATAGCTATGCTGTATAACCCTGAGAAAATAAAAAACGACCTTGTCCAGTGGATTAGGGACTACTTCGCCGAGAACGGCCCAAGGTGCAGCGCTGTCGTGGGTATTTCTGGCGGCAAAGACAGCACCATCGTCGCCGCCTTGTGCGTCGAAGCGCTTGGCAAAGACCGGGTGGTCGGCGTCCTTATGCCGAACACAGAGCAAAATGACATCCTGGACAGCTACAAGCTGGTGGAACACCTTGGCATCGAGTACAAGTTTGTAAACATCGGCGAGTCCGTCAATGCGCTGCTTCTTCGCCTGGAGGAGGTTGCGCAGGTAAGTGAGCAGACAAGGGTGAATCTCCCGGCCAGAATCCGCATGGCAACACTGTATGCCATCGCCCAATCTCTGCCTAACGGCGGTCGTGTTGCCAATACCTGCAACAGGTCTGAGGATTTTGTAGGTTACTCCACCAAGTTTGGTGACAGTGCTGGCGACTTCAGCCCACTTGCCAATCTTATGGTAGATGAGGTAAAGCAGATTGGGCATGAGCTTTCACTGCCCGCCGACCTGGTTGATAAGATGCCGTCCGATGGCCTATGCGGTAAGACCGACGAGGACAATCTTGGTTTTACATACGCACAACTCGATACCTACATCAATTTTGGGTCATGCGGTGATGAGGAAATTGACCGCAAAATTGCGGCCATGCACAAGTGCAACCTTCACAAGCTGGAGCCCATGCCCTCCTTCCGTGGTTGGAGATGACAAAGGAGGTGGCCATGTTAAACGCTATCACAGCGATTACGGCCTTGCAAGGTGTATCCAGCACATTAAAAAAGCAAGAGGTTTTGCGGGAGTTCAGCGGTAACAAGGACTTCCGCAAACTTTTGTATTACGCACTCAATCCCATGCTTACCTACAAGATTTCAGAGCAGACGCTGCGCCGTCCAGTGCGGTATGACCCAGCTATCACCTTGACTATGTGCGACATCTACGATATTTGCGAAACGCTGTCAAAGCGGAAGGCATTGGATGATGCAACAGTCTATCAGGTGTGTGCTTTTGTGCAGGCGTGCCCACCAGAGATTACGGAGTTTTACACGAAGCTGCTCAGCAAAACCCTGCGGCTGGGTGTTACTGCAAAGACGGTCAACAAAGTCATTCCGGGACTGATACCTGAATGGGAAGTCCAACAGGCGTATCCGATTGAAAAGCATCCGTTCCAGAATGGTACATGGTTTACCTTGACACAGAAGCTCAACGGTGTTCGGGCCACCTTCTACAAAGGAAAGCTAATTGCAAGAAGCGGCCTGCCCTATGAAGGTTTGGAACATATCACGAGCGTGCTTGAGCGAGCCGAGTTTGACGGTCTTGTTTTTGATGGTGAGCTCACACTTCTGGATAAGGGAGACCTGAGCGACAACGAGGCTTTCCGAAAGGCGACTGGCATCATCAACTCGGACGACGCCGATAAAACCGGCATTTGTTACACGATTTTTGATGTCATTCGTGAGGAGGACTTCAACAACGGAGAAGTAGGAATGACATATAGTGCACGCCGAACGGCAATGGAAACTATCACCGTTCTTCTCTCCGGCACCGAGTGTATCGACGTTCTTCCTGTTCTTTACATGGGTACTGACCAGTCCAAGATAGGTGAATTGCTGAAACGGATGGTCAGTGAGGACAAAGAGGGTCTGATTGTGAACCTGGATGTCCCGTATAAGCGTAAGCGGCACAGCGGCATCCTAAAGGTCAAGGAGTTCTACACAATGGACTTGCCCATCATCGAGTGCGAGGAAGGCAGTGGCCGACTGGTTGGCACTCTTGGGGCCTTTGTTCTCAACTACAAGGGGAACGAGGTTCGTGTCGGCTCTGGATTCACAGACAAGCAACGAGATGCGTATTGGCGGCGCAGAGAGGAACTTGCTGGGGTTCTCTGCGAGGTCAAGTATAAAGAAATCTCCAGCGACAAGAACACCGGGGCAGAAAGTCTGCAATTCCCGGTGTTTCTTTCATTACGCACAGATAAGGAAGATGTAAGCTATGGCTAAGTACAAAGTGACGTGTTGCAAGCACGGCGAGGTCGTGGTCGAGGCCGACAGCGCTGAGAGCGCCGAGGAGATTGCTCAGGCTCTCCCCGACAGCGCCTATAGCTGGCTCAGTGCCGAAGACCACGAGGCAGCGGAAAAGGTTAGCGAGTAAATAGCGGCGAAAGGAGGTTCCACTGTGCCAAAGAAGAGACAAAAACCACAGTTTTCGCCGCACATCAGCGAGTTTTGCAAGTTGATGGAGAATGCGCAGAAGGACTATGTGTGGAACTATGAACAGGTCGGTCGCTTAGACAGGCTGACACAGGACTACCTCCACAAGCTGGAACTTGAAAACCTCGACTACAGAGAGCGGGCCAAGGTCGCCACCGCCCTTGCAAATTGCAGACGACAGCGTAGAGCCTGCAAGGATACGGTGGAGGTCTTGGAGCCTCTCGTCCAATTTCTTGAAAGCGACAAAGGCAAAAACCTTTTCAACCTTGTACGCGAGGTGCTCGGAAAGACTCGTAAGACTGAAGAGCGCATGGAAACCCGTACATATGTACCAAGAGTTTTAGGTCAGGAGGGAGCTACATGAACATTCCAAGAAGGTCACTACATACTCCATCGGCATCGAGCAGTCCTATTTGACCGCCGAGGACAAAGGTGACTCCAAGGAAGACGAGAGCTTCAGCATTCCTACGTCCGACGGTAAGACCGTTCGTGTGAACCTTGAGTTCTCCTATCGGTTTGATGAGGCCCGTGTTGCCGAGACGTTTGTTACCTTTAAGGGTAAGTCCGGCGAGACCATCAAGGACACCTTCATCAAGCCCAAGGTCATCGCTTGGACGCAGGAGGTTTCTGCCAACTACCCCGTTACGGACATCTTCGGTGATAAGCGTACCGTTATCAACGCTGAGCTGGACACCTATCTGCGTCAGAAGTTTGATGTGTACGGTATTATCATCGATACCGTGAACTTCACTGACATCTCCGTTGATGCAGAAACTGCTGCGGCTATTCAGAAGAAGGTTACTGCTCAGCAGGAGCTTGAGCTTGCCAACATTGAGGCGCAGACCGCCAAGGTGCAGGCCGAGAAAGACCGTGAGGTCGCTCTTATCCAGGCTCAGAAGGACAAGGAGGCCGCCGAAATTCAGGCGCAGACTGATATCATCGAGGCCGAGGCCGAGGCTGAGGTCGTTCGTATCGCTGCCGAGGCTGAGGCTACTGCCAACCGGCAGATTGCAGCATCTCTGACGCCTGAGCTGATTGAGAAAATCAAGTATGAGCAGTGGGACGGCAAGATGCCCACTGTCTCCGGCGGCGCAACGCCCATCATCGGAATCAACTAAATATCGCAGTTCTGGCAGACACCATATCTAAACGCTTGCCTGCGTCGCATTAGTCTGCTGGAGAAGAATAGCGGCCACTCCAATTATGATTGTTTCCTCATGGTTGGTGTTGGCCGCTCTTTTTATATCGCGCACGAGAAGGGCTGGTGCTCATGAGTTTTGAAGTGAGCAATTTTTTGCAGAGGTTCCATTCGGATAACAATGTTGATGTGGTTTTCACTTGTGGGTGCTGTTACTGGTTTGCGCTTATCCTTTACCTCCGGTTCCAGGGCAGGAGCAGAATAATGTATGACCAAGTTGAGAACCACTTCGTTACAGAGATTGATGGTCGAATATACGACATCACCGGTGATGTGACGGGCAAGTATCAGGTGGAGCCGTGGGATGAGCTCGACGACAGTTCTCTAAAAAGACGAATTGTCAGAGACTGTATCATGTTTTGAGGTGTGTTATGAAAAAACCGGATGACTGCAAGTACAACAGTATGATTGAATGCCAGCCTGGAAGTCGGGATTGTTCTCGATGCGGCTGGAACCCAGCCGTCAGGGAACTGCGGCTCAAACAGGCTTTGCAGACGCAGAGCTATAAAAGGGAGGCACAAGCAAAATGCGCCAGTTAGCAAGTATCAGGAAGATTTCTGATATCCGCCCCATCCCCGGCGCCGACCGCATTGTGGTTGCGCAGGTTGATGGATGGGAGTGTGTTGTTCAAAAGGACGAGTTCCATGTGGGCGACACCATCGTCTATGTCGAGGTGGACTCTATTGTCCCAGAGCGCCCAGAGTTCGAGTTCCTGCGTGACCGTAAGTTCCGTGTGCGCACCATCAAGCTGCGTGGGCAGGTCAGTCAGGGCCTGGTTTTGCCGATGTCTATCCTGCCGGATGGCATCTATCCGCTTGGCAGCGATGTGACGAAGGTTCTCGGAATTGAGAAGTATGACCCCGAAGCACAGCAGGAGGCCATGCTTACCCAGAAGCAGCCGAACAAGCCCAAGAGCAAGTTTGCCCAGTTCATGATGCGGTTCAAGTGGTATCGCAAGCTGTTCATGAAGTCGAAGCGCAAGGGCGGGTTCCCAGAGTGGATTGTCAAGACGGACGAGACCCGTATCCAGAACCTGACCACCCTCTTTGATATTGAGCGGAGGAACGGCACCAAGTTCTCCGTCACTGAGAAGGTGGACGGTCAGTCTGCGACCTACTATCTCAGAAAGGTCTCCCGGCGCAAGTATGAGTTCGGGGTTTGCAGTCGAAACATTCACCTGGGTACTCCTGACAACAGCTCCTATTGGACTGTGGCAAAGAAGTACGACATCGAGAACGTGCTGAAGAAGCTCATCGGTGATTATGAAACTATCGTTTTACAAGGTGAAATCTGTGGTAACCAGATTCAGGGGAACAAGTATCACATCAGTGGTTATGAGCTTTTCGCCTTCAACCTGATTTACCCAGGGCACAAGTGCGGCACTGCCGAAATCAAAGACCTGCTCTCCCCGTTTGGAATCAAAACGGTTCCAATCCTTGAGGAAGGCAAGGTTTTACCGGACACTATCGCAGATTTGGTAGAGTATTCCAAAGGTAAATCGATAGTTCGGAAAGAACAGAAGCGGGAGGGTGTTGTGATGCGCAACGTTCAGAAGAACATCAGCTTCAAGGTCATCAACCCAGACTTCCTGCTCGCAGAAAAGGACTGATACATATGCCGAGACCCATCAACAACTTGGTCGGTTGGCGTTTTGGTCGGCTGACCATCATTGACCGGGTTGAGAACCCGGAGAACAGACAATCCAAATGGCTGTGCCGCTGTGACTGCGGTAACACCTGCGAAGTGTTCGGAACCAACCTGAAATCCGGCAGCAAGGTTTCCTGCGGAAAATGTGAAAAGGAAGATATGAACAAGGAGCAGATGCGGCAGACTTCGGTTAGCCTTGACCGACTCAGGAAGGACGCCGCAGACCCATATCAGAACCTTGCCAATGCAATCGTGGCCGTTGCCGCAGATGACTACCGCTTGGCTATGCGGGAAAGCAACGGTCAGCTCATGGATAGCTTGGAAAAGTTTTTCCATTCTGGCTGGTATAAGACGCTGACCAGTTTGAACCCGGATACTCTGCTGGCTAATTTGCGGAGAGAACACAACGGCTGTTTGGAAGCCGTGTATACCTAATTCACAATTCAACATCACAAGGAGGGTTCATTATGAATCTGAAAGAGTCGTTCCGCTATCAGAATTTCCTGGAGGGAATGATGTCGGAGGCGGGTAGCAATCTCGCCAGCCGCGAGCATTGCCTGACCACCATCAAACGGCACCTGCGCAGCAAGGCAAACCCGGATGCACAGGACATTCAGGAGGATGTGGATGTCGGTGAGTTCCATAAAAACGATGATGTCCTGAACTTTATGCTCCTGTTGGTCGATGAGCGTGACAAGCTGACAAATGCAATCGGCAGGGCTAAGGCGTCTATTGGGTTCGATATCGACGCCGCCGTGGAGACCAACAAGTTCCGCCAGACGTTGGCGAGCCGCGCAAAGATGATGCTTCGCTTTACCCCGTCCAAGCGAACTGAGCAGGGCCGTGACTACAAGTTCAATGTCGAGGGGAATCAGACCCAGTATTTCTATGACATTGAGGTTGAGACCACTGATGCGTTTGACCGTGACCAGGCCAAGGATGTGGTTCGTGAGATTATGTCCAAGGCCGATAAAGTGTCTGCGGAGATTGACGCCGCCCTCATCAACACGCAGGTTGAGTATGAGCCTCCCTTCAATGTGAACGATTCTTTCGACGATGTGATGGAAGAGTTCCTTGCGGCGAGGGAGAAATCCTCTACCTAATATAAAAGAAGGAGAATACATATGGCATTCGGAAAAAAGACCACCAGCACCACCAATGCGGACATCCTTGACCAGAAGCGCAATAAGCTGAACTCCTACAACCAGCAGTTCGAGCGTGCGGTCTCCCTCATCACGGACACCATCGACAACCTGGGCTTCATCAGCCAGGGCATCGACCAGACCATGAAGGAGATTGACGAGTACGAGAAGGAGCTGGCCACGACCAGGGAGGGGCTGGAGGCCGCCAAGGCCAAGAATGACCGGGTCATTGCCAATTTCCAGTCACTCTTGGCAGTGAACTAACCACAGCGCAGGGGTCTTTCGGCTCCCTGCTTCAGGCAGAAACGAGCTAAAGTAGTTTTGTGTTGACGCTGGACAGGGCGAATCTGTCACCGACAGAGATGCCGGTTTTTCACTTTGAGATATCGTCCTCCTGGATGCGTTAGTCTTCCTGGTGGTCGTTATGATAGAAGAAACAACATCAAATCCATTCCACCATTTGGGATGAGTAAGGGCGAAAATCGCTTCCAGAACCATAAGTTCAGCATACACACTACATTACTAACACCAGATGCTAACCATATCACTACACTGTGCGGCACATCAGTAAAGACAACACGACATCACACGCCGCCATTTGGCCTTAACAGGCACCATTCTGGTTCAGTGGGGAGATTCCCCATTGATATTTGTAATGCAAGTATGCTTACTTAGCAAAAGAAATTTAACCCTATCGACATAAAAGTATTGCGGTGAGTTTCTGCTTGAAGCAGAGAGCTGAAACAATCTTCAAAGTATTGGAGGTAAAACCATGGTCGTAGACAACAATGCTGTTGGTGATTATATCATCAAAGAAATTACGGCGAAGGAAGGCAGCTTACATCAACTCCATCATGACGCTATGGGGACTGAGTGCTTCATTGTGGACTTAGAGAAAGGTCAGCGGTCTTTATTGAGATACAAACCGGAGTACGACAACCGCTATCATCGGCTCCACACTTCAACGGTTTTGGGTATCAAGACCAGCGGCGGCGAGAACGATGTGGTTATTGAAACCTTGAATACCGTGTACCACCTGATACGCAACAACTTTGACGACACCTTCTCTGGCATCAATTCCTATACATACGAGGTCGCTAAGGAGACTGTCACCGGCTATCTCAATGAGCAGGACGATTCCTATTTTGAGAAGTATGGCATCACAAAGGAAGCTGCATTGGAAAACGATGACCTGATTTCCCAATGTGCGTTCCTACATCACAGTTTAATCAAGGAAGCGGGGCTTGACTATGCGTGGGCTTGCGACTTTGCTTGCTCACATGGCCTGTCAAATACCATGGCTTTTGCCCAAGCAGATTAAGGAGGGCGTTATGAGTAACAAGAAGGATTCTCTCGGCGACCGCATGAAGAGGTATGAGGGTGTGTCGCGCAACTTCCTTGCCCGCAGAGTGCCAGTCATTATCCGGCTCGATGGAAAGGCATTCCACACTTTCACAAAGGGTATGAGGAAACCGTTTGACCGCATCCTGATGAACGCCATGCAGGACACAATGCAGTATCTTTGCAAGAATATCCAGGGCTGTGTGTTTGGATACACACAATCTGATGAGATTACCCTGGTTCTTATCGACTACACCACTATTAAGACAGACGCATGGTTCGGCTACAATGTCCAGAAGATGACCAGTATTGCCGCATCAATGGCTACACTCGCATTCAACTCCTGTTTTATCGACGGTGCCAATGCAGCACTCCAGTATAGGGCTTTCTCCATCCCGGAGGATGAAGTTTGCAACTGCTTGATTTGGCGTCAACAGGATGCCACAAGAAACAGTATTGAGGCTGTTGGTCAGGCGAACTTCAGCCACAAAGAATTGCAGGGGAAAAGCTGCAACGATATCCAGGAAATGCTGTGGAGTAAGCGCAGCATCAACTGGAATGACTTCCCTGTGGATTGCAAGCGTGGTGCGTGCTGCTATCGGAAGTGTAGTGAGGTTCAGATGCAAGACCCACGGGATACCAGTAAAACTATCACGGTCGCTCGGCGTGGTTGGGTCATTGACAGGGAACCTCCTATCTTTACACAAGATAGAAACTACATTGAGGGGTGGCTGTAATGCAGTTTTACATTTCTGATTGGCACTATGGCCATAAGAACTGCTTGGCGTTTGACAACCGACCATTCACATCTATTGAGCAGATGAATCAAGCGTTGATTGAGCGCTGGAACAGCGTGGTTAAACCGGGTGACACAGTGTATGTGCTTGGCGATATGTTCTGGTGTAACGCCGATGTGGCAATCCAAGTTCTGGACTCGCTGGCGGGTCAGATTTTTCTGGTTAAAGGGAACCACGACCGCTGCCATACCAAGAAGCTCACGGATAAGTTCGTAAAAGTTGCGGACTACATGGAGATTGAGGATGCGGGACGCAACGTAGTTCTTTGCCACTATCCAATCCCCTGTTTCAAGAATCACTTCTATGGTTGGTATCACCTGTACGGCCACGTCCACAACTCGTTTGAGTTCAACATGATGGAACATGACAAGTTTCTGATGTCGGAACTCTATACACGGCCATGTCAGATGTTCAATGTTGGTGCCATGATGCCCTGGATGGACTACACTCCGAGAACGCTTGATGAGATTATCGCCGCGTGTAAATAAAACTTGTTGACAAAAATGGGAAGGCTGAAGGCGTTGTAGCACAAGACATCAAGCCCCATTTGATGCCAGCCTTTATTGCTCTACTATTACAAAACAAGGACGGTGACACCGATGATATATCTTGATAATGCCGCAACCACAAGGATTGCGCCGGAGGTGCTTGAGGCGATGATGCCATATCTCACCACTGAGTATGGGAACGCAGGCACTCTATACAGTTTTGGCCGTTCTGCCGCCGATGCTATACAGAAAGCTCGGGCGCAGGTGGCAACGCTATTTGGCTGTACGCCAGACCATGTGATTTTTACATCTGGCGGCAGCGAGGGTAACAATACAGTTTTTAAGGGGCTTCGGCACAAGTTCGCAGAGCAAGGCAAGAAGCACCTGATTGTTTCAGCGATTGAACACGATTCCGTCTTGCGGGCCGCAGAAAGCCTGACCAAAGACGGATTTTATATTACATATATCAAGCCCGGTTCTGACGGACGCATCTCCCCTAAAGCGGTGGAAGCAGCGATTCACGAGGATACCGGGCTTGTTTCTGTTATGTTCGTCAACAACGAGATTGGTGCCGTCAACGACATCAACGAGATAGGCCGTATTTGCAGGCAGCATGAGGTCATGTTTCACACTGACTGTGTGCAGGCGGCTGGTCAGTACGAGTTGTCAGTCCATAAGAACGACGCTGATTTTGCGACCGTATCCTCCCACAAGATTCATGGCCCTAAAGGGGTCGGTGCTTTGTATGTGAGAGAAAAGGATTTCCTTCCGCTGGTCTGTGGCGGAGCGGAGCAAGAGTTTGGTCTGCGTGGCGGTACAGAGAATGTGCCTGGGATTGTAGGCTTCGGTGCAGCAGCAAGTATCGCCGTAGAGAGAATGCGCGATGACCTAATTAGTGTATCCACGTTGAAACAGCACTTCTATATGGCGCTGTTAGACGCATTTAGGCATCTTGACCTTCCAACGGACTGCATTCGTGTAAACGGGCACCCAGTTATTGAGCCGGGCAAGACATTGAATTTGCGGTTTGACAGCGTAGATGCACAAACACTCTTGCTTATGCTGGATGCGAATGGTGTCTGTGTTTCCGCTGGGTCTGCTTGCCGCAGCCATGAAGCCGAGCCGAGCCATGTGCTGACAGCTATGGGACTAACTCCAAATGAAGCGAGGAGTTCTGTTCGGGTTTCCTTCTCAAAGTACAATACAACTGATGAGGTGGTGTGTGCTGCACAGAGTTTTGCCTCGTGCGTTGCCACTGCCTTGGAACTCATATAAGGAGTAAGCACCTATACATACAATTTGAAAGGTGTGATTCCGTATGAACAACCCAATGCCCAGGATGTACACATACGCAATGGCGATTGCTACACTTGCAATCGAACACGGCGATGAAGCCGATAAGCTCCTAAACGAAAAGTTTGAAGCACTCAAAAGAGTGTACGGAGCTGTGGAGCGTTACGCGAAAGATGGTTTCATGGAACGGCTTGTTGACACGATTATGGAGAAGAAGGCCAAGATGATTCTTGGCGCCACATCTGTCAAAGATGTGCGAGAGATTGCCAGTTTGCCGAAGCCACAGTATGACGGGAACGAGTGGTATGCCTCCGCAAATTCCGTCCCAGAGGAGGAAATGGTGTTGTGGTCAATGACATCTCTGCGAGCACCGCTGGCATACGAAGCCGTGAAACGATACGAAGAGCTGTTTGAACAGTTCTATGGCGTAAGCGTGGACGAGATAATGAGTGGAGGTCTGCACAATGATTGATGTTGGAGGCTCGCAGCTTTTTGCCTGCGATGAATGCCCGATTATTTGCCAGCTCGACTATCGGCTCAGACTTGCCGAAGAATATCCAGAGTACGGCGATTTCCAATTTGACCATTGCGGGTGTGACAAGGTGTATGACGAGTTCTGGCAGTATGGATACTGCGAGGATGCCTGGGTTGACCTGCCAAAGCAGCCAAAGAAGGGTAAACGCAAGACTGGTCGTGCGTATCGGCGCCAGATGAGGGTTCAAAGGCTCAACCGGCAAATGAACATTGCGCATCATGGTGGCGGCAATACGATGTTCATGGGCTTTGGTTTGGATAAGCGAGGTCTGCCAGCAAGTAATGTCTTGGGATTATGGATGCTCGGGATTAACGATGATGATGTGCCAAGAGTTTATGTCAAAAGGCCAAAGTCATCGAAAAGCAGAAGGTTCTATAAAAACCACTCAAATCGAATCCTCAGACGGAGGTGCATCGTACTCCCAAAAGGGAATCAGCATCATAAGTATTTTGAATATTGGTGGACACTTCTTTGAGGATTGAGCTATTTGACGCCTATGGCGTCCTACATATCGGTCAGTCCGAGTTCTTGTTCGATGTTGAAGACCTTGCTTTGATAGAGGGCCGCAGTTGGTATCAGGACAAGGATGGTTACTTGGTGAGCAGTTACTTCTTCAACGGCAGACGACGGTTCGTCCGCTTCCACAGGATTGTGATACAAGCCAAGGAAGGTCAGTTTGTAGACCACATCAACAAGAACCGGGCCGACAACAGAAAACAAAATTTGCGATGCTGCAACCGGGCTGAGAATGACAGAAACCGTAGGCCGTATTCAACTAACACGTCTGGAGTGTCCGGCGTATATTTCGACAAGCAGCGTGGTCGGTGGACTGCGAGCATCTCATATAACAAAAAGCGGCTGTTCATTGGGAGATTCGCTAACAAGGAAGACGCTATTCGAGCCAGACTTGAAAAAGAGGTCGAGCTGTTCAAAGAGTTTGCCCCACAGCGGGCGTTAATGGAGGAATTAGCTTATGGATAGGGCAATCAAGACATTCAAAGGGAACAATTTCTTTCTGAGCAACTTTTATGTTGCTCCTGTCGTTTATCAAGGAATCAGGTTTGAGAACAATGAAGCGGCATTCCAGGCCGCAAAGTGTCCAGAGCGTATGCGTGATTTCTGTGGCCTGAATCCGCAAGCCGCAAAGCGCCTTGGGCGCCGTGTTGAACTGCGACCAGACTGGGAGTCCGTCAAGTATGACGTAATGTACCAGGTCTGTAAAGCCAAGTTTACACAGAACCCAAACCTACTCGAAAGACTCCTTGCCACAGGCGATGCGGAGCTTGTAGAAGGCAACACCTGGGGTGACCAAGTATGGGGTGTCTGCAAGGGTGTCGGCGAGAATCATCTCGGCAAAACCCTGATGCGTATCAGGGCCGAGCTGGGAAATGGGTGAAATCATGCGGAATGTGGGCTTAAAAGCAGCCATCATCTAAGGAGTGGGGCGAAGCACCCTTGTTTGAGTTGCGTTATTGCCAGCGCAAACCTATATGGACAAGGGATGGCAATGTGGATAGTAGGGAGGCACCCCGTAACTGGTAAGGCCAGCCCTCCCCTTTGGCGTAAAAGCACACCGCAAAATAGAGGAGTAAAGGATATCATGTGGTTATATATGAAGTTTGCACATTCAAAATATGCGTGGATTTACAAGAGCGCAACCGTGGTAAATGATGGATACTGCTTGCAATATAAGGTGTTCGGAATCACAGTTGCAAAAGCATACATGAATGGTTAATACGGTAGCGTAGCTTAATTGGTTAGAGCTGCGGGCGCAAAGCGTCGAGGAGTGACTCTCCTTCTTGGAAGGTACAGCCAAGACCCGTGTAAGTGGAGTGTTTCGTCAACATCCCGTGTAGGTTCGAGTCCTACCGCTACCATTTTATGAAAAGTTAATTGGGCGGTGAAATGGTTGAGCTTACTTGGAACATTTTTTACTGAGCAACATTCATATTCTTCATCAGGAGGATATCTTCTGATAACTTATCGCTGCTCTAATTGCAATCACAAAGTTACGCTCCCAGAGCAACAGGGGTTTAATTACTGCTATTTATGTGGTGAAAAAGTGCGAAAGATTAAGTCAAAGAGCTTAACCTGGAACCCATTATCACTCATTTAAGAATGAAAAGTTATTTGGTGGTGATTTTACTATGAGATTCAAAGTCGGCACAAATGTTTGTGTAAAAAACGTGTATAGTGGTGGCAATTTTGAAAACGGAGATATTGTCACAATCACACAAATTGGAGATGGAGACGGAGACTTAGATTGTTACGGCGCAATTTCTCCATGGGACGGGTTATTGTGGTATTTACGAGATAATGAAGTTGAAGCTGCCACAAATGCAGACCACATTCGTTCAATGGGTGATGATGAATTAGCCAAGTTTTTATATTCTGTGGAATTTAGGCGCTCAATTACTGGTGGTGGAGCAATGTGGGAGGATATCAGCGATTGCCTGCATTGGCTCAAATCTGCAAAGTCAGAATAAAAGGTTATTTTATCAAGAATGATGGTGAATGATAGAATGGATTTTGGCGTGTATTTTTATCAGGTCGTAAACGGGCGGCAGATATCAGGAGGCATCTATCACTCTGTAGAGTTTGTTTGGTTGTATGATGTGCTAAAAAACGTACATCGACTTGAGTTTCCGGTAATAGAGGTAGATAAGCCGTCTTCCATAGTCTTTGGCATCACGGATACCGAGCACTTTATCCCTCTATGCCGATGTGTTGCAGACATCCAACCAATGGTGCAGGGCACTTATATCACGCCGTATAACTGGACAATAAAGAAAGATTGATTCGGTGGTGATTGTAATGAGCAAAAAGAGATTATCTGGTGATGGTTTTGTTTATGACGAAAATGATACCTATGTATCACCTTCGGATGATGACTACGAATATTGGAAAAGTGAGCAGGAGGCATTGACAGACCCATTGTCTGATGACTACTGCAAATACGACAACGAATAAACGAAACATTGGAGATGAACAACATGAGTCTTTCCAATATTGATGAGCTCTGGAGGCCAGAGCCAGGTGGCGACCTCGCCCTTATGCCATGTCCATTCTGCGGTGGAACAACAGTTGTGTATTTTCACTACAAGCATCGTGTTGGAGATAGGTATGGAGTTCTCTGCTGTGACTGTATGGCGAACATTGACCCAGGCTGGGCGCAGCAAAAGTCTGCTGTGCAGGCTCTTTGGAATCATAGGGTAACTTAAAAGGAGCTGTATAGATATGCCAAAGTTCAACATAAACAAAATCCGGTCTGCCGGTCTGCGATATATCGTAGCCGATTTAGATGGGCAAAGATGGGCATTTGAGAATATGCCAGTTCGGGAGGCTACTTACTGGCGTTTGCCGTATAAACTCTTGTGCCCAGTTACCTATGATGAAAACTACGAAAAGTATTGGGCACGGCTGCTCAGTTGGAGATTGAAGGGTAGGGAATTTGTCATACCGATATACGATGTGCCGTTTGACATCTCATGGGAAGACGAGCCATATGACATCGTGGAGCATGGACTTGTGGCAGAATGCGACCTAAAAGTTTGGCCAGAGTTTCGTGTGTAAAATAGAATTTTGGTGGTGATGACGTGAAAATAGTTAAGTATGGGAATATATACCAAGTCGCAAGAGTAAGGCGATTTACTTGCTGCCGCTGTGGAAGCGTATTTGATGCAGACAATGGCGAGTACACAACAGTAGTCGGCCAAATCGAATATATGTACGACAACATTATCGCAAAATGTATATGCCCGGTTTGTGGTTCAACATCGTACTCATATGATAGATAAAACAGAACTTTGATAGCGGGGTATAAAGAATGAGCGAGATTGCAAATAGGTATAACAAAGCATATACAGCAATGTGCAAATATCGGGATGCACCGCGCAGAGGCTGGGCAGAACCAAATGGTCGAAAGACGGCCGATAATCAAACGATTGAGGTGCGCCGGGACGAAGTGGTGGAACTGGCCAGGAGGCTTAGCTCACAAGAGTATGCTAACGCCTGCCTTCTATATGAAGTCATGGAGTTGAGCAATTACATGGGTCAGCTTGCGGTTGGCGAACCAAATGGTGCAGAGTGTGAAAACTGTTACAATAGATATCTTCCAAGTTGGCTTGACGGTAAATGCCCATACTGTTCGGCACATACGAAAGCAGAAGAAAGGGTGCGGAAGATTTTGAAAGAAGCGGAAGAAACGAGGAGTTCTTGCATTAACGGGGATAAAACTTAGCTTCGGTGGTGAAAAAATGGAGCGCAATAAATGGAGCGGATGTAGCTGGTGCAAAGAATATGGCAGCATACCACTTAGGGGGTTTACGATACATGGATGCACAAGTATAACCGTGAGGTACTGCCCAGTCTGCGGAATGCCACTTACAAAAGATGCGTGGGCAGAACTTGAACACAAGGTGGGCGATATCATATGTTCCGAGTAATTATTGCTGGTGGTCGGGATTTTAATGACTACGCTTTACTGTCCGATACGATGGACTGTCTTCTGCTCAATATCAAGGAAGACATAACGGTAGTGTGTGGACAGGCTCGTGGGGCCGATACGCTTGGAGAGCAGTATGCCAAAGAGCATGGTTATGCTGTAAGCTACTTTCCGGCTGATTGGGATAGGTATGGTAAATCCGCAGGCTATATCCGCAATACAGAGATGGCCAAAAACGCTGATGCCCTGGTCGCATTTTGGAATGGTCAAAGTCGTGGTACAATGCACATGATTGAGATTGCCAAAAGACAGGGTTTGAGAGTACGCATAAAGCGGTACGATAGAAAGTGAGGCTTCACATGGATTGTCCATTCAAACAGCAGCTCGCAGAGGGTTCAATGGTTTGTGACTATGGTGGGATTCGTCACGAGCCAGGCATAGAACAATGCCCGACCGAAATCTTTAACCGGTGCCAAAGCGATGACATAGACCAAGCATAGGCGATGTACTGTCGTTAATACATACAGATGCTCCACAAAAACATAAACTTTGATATTGTGTAACATGAAAGGGCTGCATCCGTGCGGCCCTTTCTGTACATATACGCCCAAATTTGGCCAGTCGCCTTGAAGATTTGCCGTGGTACATACAACTCCATAGCAGCTTTTCGCCAAAGGCAGAAGTAAAAATTCGGAACTACGCTCTCCGAGTCCAGCAGCCCGCTAACGCGGGCAAGACTTTTTTTCTCACTCGCATTGCTGAGGCAATGCTTCGTGAGTGCTGGGCTCGGGAGCGACGCTATGCACATCGGCGGCTCACTCAACCTACAGCCGCTTCGATGCGGAAGGCGACTGGCCTGTTTGTATAAAAATTTCTGGAGGTGTATAATGTGGGAAGAATAATTCGCAGTATTCGGGTCGGGCAAAGAGCGAGCTTTGAAAAGGCGAGAAAAAACTTTGGTGACCTGGCAAAAATCGAGGATGCCGAGATTTACTGGGGTAACGGTACAATCGCAGTTGTCGCCTCCAAGGAGTGGTGTGATTATTTGGGCGGGATAACGGATGTGCGCCCAGAACCGCAGGGCGATGACACCACATTCGAGTTCGATGAACAAGAGTTCATGCGATTTATTGGGCAGGAGGTGCGGACATGAACAGAGCAGAGAGACGCCATCCGCCAAAGGCTGGGCAAGTCCGCCAAATCCTGGACGACCTGAACAAAATAGAGAAAATCAAACAGGCCATGAATGACAGTTGGCCGTTCCGGCCTGGGGACAAGGTGATGCTCAACATGGATGCCATCACCAGCAGAAAGGGATATGACCAGAAACTCCCCGCATATAAAGCGTTCTGTGAGAGCAATACGGGCCAGGTCTTCACGGTTGAGTATGTCGAGGGTATGCACCCCAGCGTGGTATGCCTTGCCGAGGATGAGTCAACACCCAAGTGGCTGTTCTGGGTTGGAGACTTAAAGGCGGTATAAAACTGGGATTTGATTAAAAGTATGGAGGCGAGAGCATGACAATCGAACAAATCAAAGAGATGGTGAACGGCCCCGAGTACGATTTTCTCAGAACCAATCCCCATCTCCAGAACAGAATCATTTTCTTGACGCTGGGCGGCAGTTACTCCTATGGAACCAACGTGGAAACCTCCGACGTTGATGTCCGAGGATGTGCCCTGAACCGTCCATCCGATTTGCTCGGCCTCACAAACTTCGAGCAGGTCGTAAACACACAGACCGACACTACGGTTTATGCGTTCAACAAGCTCATCACGCTACTTCTCAACTGCAACCCAAACACAATCGAGATGTTGGGCTGCAAACCGGAGCACTATTTCCTGCTTACGGATGTTGGCCAGGAAATGATTGAAAACAGGAAACTGTTTATGTCCCGGCGTGCTGTTCATTCCTTTGGTGGCTATGCCTCTCAACAACTCCGGCGGCTTGAGAATGCCCTGGCCAGGGATAAGATGGCACAGGCTATGAAGGAGGAACACATCCGGCGCTCCATGGAAGGTGCTGTTAAGTCTTTCTCCGACCGATACACCTCTTTTGACAAGGGTAGCTTCGTCCTTTATACGGCGGAAAGCCAGCGTGAAGACCTCGACCGTGAGATTTTTGCGGACATCCACCTCGACAAATTCCCAGTTCGGGAGTTCAACAGCATGATGAACGACCTGACCAATGTGCTGGGAAACTACGAGAAGTTGAACCACAGAAACCATAAGAAGGATGATAACCATCTCAACAAGCACGCCATGCACCTTATCCGTCTGTATCTGATGTGCCTGGACATCCTGGAGAAGGGCGATATCATCACCTACCGGGAAGCCGACCACGACCTGCTTATGAGCATCCGCCGTGGCGACTATCAGCGTGAAGACGGAACGTACATGGACGAGTTTTTCGAGATGGTCAACGACTTCGAGCGGAGGCTGGACTATGCAAAGAACAACACGAGCCTCCCTGACAACCCCGATATGAAACGAGTCGAGGAGTTCGTCATGGAGGTAAACAGGAGGGCTCTGAATGAGTAGAATCACAATTCCAGATGGGGCCAGGGAAATCATTGACACGCTGACCTCTGCTGGTTTTGAAGCGTATGTGGTAGGTGGCTGTGTCCGCGACAGCCTACTGGGCCTGGAGCCTCACGATTGGGACATTTGCACATCTGCATTACCATCAGATGTTATGTCGATTTTTTCAGAAAAGAGAATTATTGGCACGGGAATGAAGCATGGCACTGTTACAATTCTTACAGATAGTGGCGGATACGAGGTCACGACTTTCCGCATTGACGGTGATTATTCAGACCATCGGCGACCAGACAGTGTGACCTTCACGACCAGCCTGGATGAGGATTTGTCACGCAGAGACTTTACCATCAACGCTATGGCCTACAACGATGCGGTCGGCCTAATTGACCCGTTCGGCGGTATATATTCTTTATGCAACCGAGAAATCTCATGCGTTGGCAGTCCTGCTCACAGATTTGAGGAAGATGCACTTCGCATCATGCGGGCTCTCCGTTTTGCATCCACATACGGGTTCTGTATCGAAGATAGAACGGCAAAAGCGATTCATCTGTTCGCTCCAAGCCTGAATAATATTGCTGTGGAACGTATCCAGTCTGAGCTATGTAAGCTCTTGCTGGGTGACGGAGCGCTTAACATCCTCTTGGATTACAGTGACGTGATTGCCACCATTATTCCAGAGATAGAACCTTGTATCGGGTTCGACCAAAACAACCGTTACCATGAGTACACAGTGTATGACCACATTGCTTATGCGGTTGCAAACTACAAGGGTAAAGACATCTCTGTCAAAGTTGCTCTTCTTTTGCACGATATTGGGAAACCTCTATGCTACACGGAGGATATAAACGGAGGCCATTTCCATGGACACGCTGTTCCAAGCCGTGATATTGCGGAAGCCGTTATGAATCGTCTGCGTTTTGACAACAGGACTAAAGCCGAGGTTTTAGAGCTGGTCTTGTACCATGACGCAGTGATTGAGCCGACGCCAAAGACCGTGAGACGGTGGCTGAATAAGATTGGCAAACATCGGTTTTCACAGTTGCTTAAAGTCCGAATGGCGGATATCCTGGCTCACTCCAAGAGAACGCAGCAGTCACGCATCGAACGCTGTAATGCACTCAAGTCCCTTATCGCAGAGGTTCTGGAAGCAGAACAATGTTTCTCACTGAAAGACCTTGCCATCCACGGCAATGATGTGCTGTCGCTCGGTGTTCCAGAAGGGAAAATTGTAGGGGATATTCTCCGGCATATCCTGGACATGGTAATCAACGGTGATGTCCCAAATGAAATCGAAGAGCAGATAGATATCGCCATGCAGTATTTGACGGAGCATCAACATGAGTGGAAGGAATGAGCCTAAGTACCCAAAAAGCGAACGTGTATGGGTGGGGTACTATAACCAGGCCCATGAGTTAAAGTTCATCATCACCAGCAAGGAGTTAAGGGACTTTTATTACCTGTACGAGTTGGTGGATGGTGAGTTTCGCAAACTTGGTCGCTCAAAGTCTCCCAAGGAGCTTGAAGAGAAATTCGAGGTCGATAAGAAGCTGAGAGGTTAGCTATGAACGATTTCGACTATGATTGTCTGGAGCGGAAACGGTTGGCAAGGCAGGCCCGGTATCGCAAGTGCGGTTCAAAAAGCAGGAAATGCCCCATGTCTACCGACCATATGACACAGAAACAATGGAAAGAAAGGTGTGGAGCTGTTGTGAGCATCAGTATCGGGAAACCTGTTTCCTGGGATAACTTCAAAGAGATGTCAAAGAGTACACAGGAGGAGTACCTCAAAGACCTTATGAGTACATACGGCGCAAATGCCACCAGCTTGGCGGCAATGTTCGGTATTCGCCCTCTCACCGTGCGCCGTTACATAGTGTCCAAAGAATTGGACATCACTTTTCCTGTTGGCCATTCCATGAACTCAGAGCAGAGGGCGGCATGGGAGCGGTTTCTCGCCAATGAGGATACGCCACTGGCTTTGCCTGAGCAGAAGCCGGAGAACCCACAGATAGAAGCAAGTGCTCATATGAGTATGAGCAAGTTTTCTCTGTCATTCAGCGGAAAGATTGATGTGAACATGATTACAAATTCACTGCTCAACATTCTTGGCAGTGATGCGTCTGGTCACATTGAAATCATCTGTGACCTTGCGTAGCCCCACACATTGTGGTAATATGTCCCCAAAGGAGTGAGCAAATGGACAAAGACTTTAGTATGGCCTTCTCGTCCGACAAGGAGCTCGAACAGAGCTTTGACGAACTTATCGACGGGTTAAAGGCTGACATCGAGAATGAGGACAGCAAAGTAACTGTGCTTGATGCTATGCGGCTCAAGCAAATCCAGTTTGCCTATGCTGCATTGCAGTACATTACACGGGGCACAGATACGGTTGTGTCTTATAAGCTCAATGAACCGTTCAAAACTATGGGCAGTATCAGTGTCGAAGGGCAATCTTTGGAGTTTGACAAGCCTGAGTGGTTTGCCAGGGTCGCAGAGTTTGCCAGTAATACAGAGGTCTATCCGCTGACCAAGAACAGGGTTCGCTTGACCTTCACATTCCACGGCCTGACCAAGCCGATTGAGTAAGGAGGTGCCGAATGGAATACACAGGATGCTATAATTCCGTCATCAGCTTCGTTGACGAAGGAACAGCGCAGTTCGATAGTTACGACCTGAATAGGGAAAAGTACGAGAAGCTCCGTGAGATTTGCGAGGCAACCGATAAGCTGGCCGAGGAGACTGAATGTGAGTGCGTCAATGTGAGTATCGATGACACCACAAAGCAGCTCACAATCAGTGTGTTCTGCTATGATGTAATCTTCCAACATGGTCGGGAGGATATGTTCTTCTCCCTCATTCAGATGTTGAGCTCATTCTCCTTCTCCAAAGCAAAAGGTGGTCTCTTACGGATTGACCTGAATATTGATGGGGTATGGGAGAAAAAGAGTGGATGCTAAAAGAAGAGGGCGTCTTCACGACGCCCTGAAAATGTTGGCCTCAGCCGCTACAATCGTGGATTCTGTCTGCGATAAAGAGCAGGACTGCATTGATAACTATCCTGAAAATCTTCAGGGTACAGAGCGTTACGAGCAGATGGAGGCCGCTGTTGACAGTTTGAATGACGCTCTGGAGAAAATCGACGATGCCAAAGGGCATATAGAGTCAGCAATCGGGTGATATAATCATGTTCGAGTTTTTTGTTGCGCTGTTCGGCGGCGTACACTACGGCGGAAAGATACTGGCCGAAAGCGCAGAGGTAAAGAGGTTTGATAGGTCTTCTGCGGCGAAGTTCGCATATCATGACCAGCGACTCCAAGAATGGAAAAGTCAGGTTTGTAATCGTGCGCTTGAGGAAGACTTGAAGCGTCTCATTGCCGACCCACAGAGCTATGAAGATGTATGGCAGGAAGTCCACACAGCCTATCTTAAAATGCCAACGTACCAATCATACACGACAATTTTGCTACATCCTTATATGGTTATGCGATACTATGGTAGAGATACCTATACGAAAAAGCAACGTGAAAATATTGCAGACCACGAGCGCCGTCGGGCTTTAGATATCATGCTGGCTCGGCGTGGAAATGTGTGTGGCCGTGGTACGCAAGATAGGTCTGCCGTTGACCTGCTTCATAGGGGCGATGGGGAACAATCGAAAAAAGTTTGGGATGAAACTTTTGAGTTTTGGGTCTACATCAGGGATGAACTGCGACGGAACAACGTGAACGCACGGCTCATCTTCAAGGCTGGCCTGGTTGGCGATGAACGAAACCAAGTGGCGTATGATGTGGATGATGTGGGAAAGTTCCGATATCAAGCCGGACAACTCACTTGGCTTCCTTTGACCTTTTATGATGATAACCTCCAATATATGAGGGTTTAATCCTCCTCGAACAGATAATCAGGCAAGTCAATTTTGCGGCCAAGCAGGACTTTACCAAAGGTTGTGACAGAACTACCGCTGTCTGCTGCAACACGGACGTTAGTATGGCGAAGCTCTGGGTTGGCGGACACAAGAATGAGGTTGTTTTCTTCATCCAGGTAGTATTGCTTGCAATACATAGCTCCGTCTACACAGAAGATGCCTACATCGCCAACCATCAGTTCAGCACCCTTTTTAACAAACACCATATCGCCATCGTGAATACAGGGCTCCATACTGTTGCCCTGGATGTCAACGGCAAAGTCTGCATCGTCTGGCACATTGTCATCCACAAGCATCATCTCAAAGTCTGCACCATCCAGTGGGACATTGATGCCTGCGGCAGAAGGTGTTGTATAGTGTGGGACATATCTCTCCCTGGCTTTGGTAACCTGTTTGAAGTTAATAACCTTTGGTTCAGAAACCTTGCGGAGCGCATCTATGCGCTCCTTTTCTAATGCGCATATTGCTTCCACGGCTTTCTTGCCGTATTGGTCAAGCGATTGATACTTGTCCAGTAGGGCCATCTCCGTGGGTGACAATATTACCCCCACTGGCTGAAAGCGGCCAGCTACCCCGAGCAAGGTGTCAATGGACGTACCTAACGCATCTCCAAGAGAGATAAGCGCATCCATTGACGGTTTTTTGCTACCGTGTTCCCAACTCCTGACAGCAACAACAGACACACCTATTTGGGACGCCAAATCCTGCTGTGTTTTCTTCTGCGACAATCGCAGATTTTTAAGCCTCTGACCGAACTCCATAGGTGACCTCCAAAATTCTCTCTTCTTTCTTGTTGACATCTTCACTGGTTTGTGATAGCATAAGCGGCACAACAACTGTTTCTGTTGACAGACTAACACAAACCATGGTTTCTGTCAATAGGGAAAAGACAACTCGCCACAAAGGACGAGCTGCCTAAAGAAATGGGTGCGCCGTGAACGCCAACACCAATGACAATACGGCACACACGCCCTGCATACCACAGGGTGGAGACACGATGACACCACTCATCATGACCCACCCGTAGTATACCACGTTACCATGTACAAATCAATGGAGGTTTTTGCTACGGAATGAAAAAAACTGTAAATGTCAGGGAATTACAGGAGTACCTTGCGTGCCACAAAGTCAGCTCCGTTCTGTTCTATACTGAGAACCAACGGTGGTATCGTGCATCCGACCCATGCAAAATCAGAATGACCTTCCCAATTATGTTGATACGCGAAAATCCAAACCTGATTTGCTTGAAGTCCGGGATGCACTCCATCTCCTTTGACAGGGTAAAGTCGGTGGAAATAGACACGGATTCCACAGTATTAGGCACTGTACTCACCGTTTTCTGTGGTGATTTTGATTCGGAGGGATATGACACTACATATACATTGATTGCTGCGTAGTCTGGAGTTGTTTATATAATTGGGTTGACATAGGGATTCCTATATGCTATACTCCAACCATCAACATAATTGAAGAGAAGGAGTACAGCAGCTTTGAGTATCCAGGAAAATGGCCGCAAACTGCGGATTGGGGACGTATATCGTGTGAAATTCGAGGGCGTTGGCAGCGAACAGCAAGGTGAACGTCCCGCCCTCGTGTTCCAAAACAATGTGGGTAACGCCCACAGCCCCAACATTATCATTCTGCCCCTGACAAGCGTTCGCAAGAAGGTCAACCAACCAACCCATGTTTTTGTCCCGAAGTCTGTAGGACTCAAGTTGGACAGCATGGTACTTTGCGAGAACCCACAGTGCGTTTCCAAGGATAGGGTCGGTGCGTATATCACGACTTTGCCCAAGGAATATATGGCAAAGGTGGCGGAGGCCAGCATTTTGGCAAGCTCCGCAATCGCCTTCATCAGCCCCGAAGTTTTAGTGACGCTTTGGAAAAAAGCCGCTTCATTAAACAAGGAGGTTCGCCATGTATAATGAGGAGCAAAAAGTCAGGTTCATCCGGGAGTACACCGGGAGCCTGAACACTGCCAACGTAGCGACCACGCTTTTTAACGCACTGGAGGAGCATGAAAAGTCATGGGGAGCAGACCTGTGTACCAGAAGCAGCGAGGAGCTCCAGCCAGTCGTCGATGAAGTTACTGGCCTTCGCACAAGAAGCAAATGGATGTCACTTACTATACTCAAAGAGTATGTTAAGTGGTGCATCGCCATGCAGGTTCCTGGTGCTTGTGATGGTATGTTACAGATTCAAACTGTTGGCCTCGACAAAATAAAGCATCAGATGGTATCTGGGCCGCTCCATCTCCAAAAATATCTGGATGACATCTTCGACCCAGAAAGCGAAGAGACCATTGACAACATCTACCGTTGTTATTTCTGGATGGCGTATGGTGGGATTGACGAGGAAGACACTGTCTTGATTAAAAATGAGCAGGTCGATTTTTCTCAGATGTCAATCTACTACAAGACAACAAATATCCCTATTTATAGGGAGGCGCTTCCGGCTTTTAGGAACGCCGTGTCACTCAACAGCTTTATCTATAAGCACCCGAATTACACCAAACCAGTTCGCAGGGACAGGGTCTCTGGGGACACGCTTATGCGGGGAATCCGCGCAACGACAAAGACCTTCACAATGCGCACTACCCTGTCAAAGCGGAACATCAAGGCCGTCGAAGACGGTTTGACCGACCTTCAACTCAGCTTTTACCGTGTCCGTATGTCCGGGCTTTTCTACCGGGTTTATGAAATGGAGCGAGCCGGTATCCCGGCCAGTTTCTCAGAGGCCGCACTTCGTGTGATGGACGGTAAAACTTATGCACTATACGGACGGGAAAAACTTGAGCATAGGCAAAACAAGATAGAGCGAAACTATTTGGAAGACTACCAACGATGGAAACTTGCGTTTTCAATCTGAGCTTTCCGAGAGAGCCCAAGCAGGGCTCTCTTTTTCACGCTATCAACATAATTAAATAATCCACAAAGCCGATAGGCGACGTTGCAATCTGGAAGAAAGGAGGTTTTGCATGGAAGGCTCTCCACAAAATCACACAGACCTTTTTGTGCATCTGTTCCAAGAGAACATCAAGCGTGAAGGCGCAGATGCGCTACTTGATTGGCTCAAGAGGTCAGATTTCTTTACGGCTCCAGCATCAACGAAGTACCATGGTGCCCACGAAGGCGGTCTGCTGGAGCATTCCCTAAACGTCTATGACTGCTTACTTGGTGAGCTGTCGTCTATGGGGATGGCAGACAAATACTCAAATGAGACTGTGGCCATTGTTTCGTTGCTCCATGATGTGTGCAAGATTGGGTTGTATGTCTCTGAGCCGAAGAACCAAAAGACCTACGACCTGGAGAAAGTCGCAGCGGCCCGCGATGGCAAACCGTGGACGGTTAAGCATGACTCACTCGGTGATTTTTTGGGAAACGGTTAGGGGCTACAAAGCAGACGACCAGTTGCCCTATGGCCACGGCGAAAAGAGTGTCTACATAGTTTCTGGCTTTATGAAACTGACACGAGACGAGGCCATGGCTATCCGCTGGCACATGGGGTTCACCGACAACGACTTCCGTGGCGGCGGCCAGTCTGTCGGCAAAGCATTTGAGATGTATCCGTTAGCGGTACTTACTCACTTGGCCGATATGAAGGCTACTTATTTATTGGAGGGATGATATGGCAGAACAAAACATGAACATCTACCAAAAACTTGCAAAAGTTCGTAAGCAGGTCGAGGTAATCCAGCGCAATAAGTCCGGTTACGGCTATAAGTACGTCAGCGAGGACGAGATTTTGGCCAAGGTTTCCGGGCTTATGGACAAGTACAACTTGTCTCTTATCCCGAGCGTCGTACATACTAATACGGTCGTTGCGCCGTACAACACGAAGAAGACCAAGGTTCTCAACAACAAGGCAACCGGAGAGACCTCGACTTATGAGGAGAACGTCAATGAGATTTTGGTAAGTGCCGATATGGTTTTTACCTGGGTCAATAATGACAATCCGGCGGAGTACATCGAGGTGCCCTGGATTTTGGTTGGGCATCAGACGGACGGCTCTCAGAGTTTCGGTTCTGGCCTCAGCTATGCCATGCGGTATTTCCTGCTGAAGTTCTTCAACGTCGCAACGCCAGATGACGACCCGGATAAGTGGCGCAGCAAGCAAAAGGCCGCCAGCGCCGCAGAGGACAAGATGATTGCGGATGAAATCATTGGTGTAATCGATTCTACGGTAAAGGACTATCTTGCGGCCCACGCGGACAAGGCTGATGAGGTCAAGAAGTTTGTGGGTAAGTATGTGAAGGGCGGCAATTACTTCGCCATTGCAGAGCCCACGCTTGCATCCAAGCTGTTGAACGATTTCAAAGAAGCGTTCGCAATCTGATTTTGAAAGGAGTGATGGTTTATGGGCTTCCGTACAGGAGCATACGCCAAGGTTTGGGAGGTTGCTCCCATGAGTGACACCAGCACGAAGATTCGTATATCGGTCAGCCGCATGAATAAGAAGACAGATGAATGGGAACAAGATTTCTCTGGTTTTGTGCTCTGCATCGGCACCGCTGCCGCCCGTAACGCAGCAAAGCTGAACGCAGGCGCACGCATCAAGATTGGAGACTGTGATGTCACGACCAAGTATGACGCACAGAAGAAGATTACATACACGAACTTCAAGATGTTCTCTTTTGAGGACGCAGACGGGAACAATAATTCCGAGCCTGACAAGACCGACCCTCAACCGCCGGTTGACGAGGGCGAAGTTGACGAAAACCGCCTCCCGTTTTAAGGGTGGCGGCTCATGGGAGAAGTCAACTACAGGCCAATCATCCAGGACATGACCTGGAGCTACTCCCGAATTAAATCCTTTAACGACTGCCCATATCGCTGGTTTTTGAAGTACATTCAACCCGTTCTGCTTATCCGCAGTGTTTTCGGCGGTGAACGTCCGTCAAAGGCCGACATTGATGCAGCTTATGTCAGAAGCGAAATTGAAAAAGCCGATGTTGGTTTGCTGTACGCCTATCTTGGTATCAAGCGCAAGGAGATGTTCTTCGCAAACTACGGCACGTTCATGCACAAGCTGATTGAGCTGTACTACCTGGGAGAGAAAACCCCACATCAGCTATGTGATATGTACTTGCAGGAGTTCAAGGGACAGGTTCGTGGGAGAGCGCCAAACAGAACGGTGTTTGCAAACTACTTCAAGAGCGGCATCAACTATCTGCGGGGGTTCCAACCATTCCCCTATGATACGATTGCAGTTGAGAAGCGAGTTGATTTCAGCCTAAACGGTATCCCATTCGTGGGCTATATCGACTACCTTGGCCAAAAAAATGACAACATCGCTGTCATTGACAATAAGTCGAGGGTCTTGAAGACACGCAGCAAACGAGCAAAACCGACTAAGACAGATGTAGAACTGGACTCATACCTTACCCAGCTCTATCTGTACTCAGTAGCGGTTGAACAGGAGTTTGGCAGACTGCCGACAGACCTGTGCTTCAACTGTTTCCGCACTCCAATCCTAATCACAGAGCCATTCAAGGAGGAAGCGTATACGGCATCCAAGCTCTGGCTCTCCGATAAGGTGTCGGAAATCATGGGAGAGACCGAGTTTAGACCTAACATAGAGTTCTTCAAGTGCAAGCACCTCTGTGAGATGCAGGATTTTTGTGAGTATTGTGAACTCGCAGGAAAGGGGTGATTTGTATAAGAGCAGAAGACATCACCAGAATTGAAAGTGAAGCAGGGGTTTTAGCTTCGCTGGTTTATCATCCAGAGTTTTCTTTCTATTCAGAGAACCTGCTACCGAATCATTTCTTCAACAAGGAGAATCGTTACATCTATACCGCCATTTGCTGTCTGGCACTTCGAGGCGTGAACCACATCGATTCGTACAGCATTTTGGAAGCCCTCAAATCAAACGAGAATACAGCGCAGTTTGCGGATGAACTCCCCATTGATGTTCTGAATGACTTTATTGACAATAGCGAGAATCTTGCCCGCCACACACTGGAGGGGTATAAGCTGTGCGTTGATAACGTTATGAACGCAGCGTTTCGCAGAGACACATTGCAAAGCCTGAAACGGTGTGAGGCCATGTGCTTCAATGAGAGTATTCAGAATGTTGAGCAGGAAATCTATAAGGCTCTGGACGATGTGATGATGGAGTTCTCTGCTACAACCGAGGTTCCATCTTATAGCGAAGTCATTGACGACTGCTGGGAGGAAATCAAGGGTAGACAGGACAGCGGAGCCGCTGGAATCCCATTCAAGTTTTCTGCCTTGAATGATTATGCCACGATTGAACGCAGTGAGCTGTTTATCTTTGGAGCAGAGCAGAAACAGGGTAAAAGCATGATGCTCCTGAACTGTGCGGTTGACCTGCTCAAGCAAGATTATGCAGTTCTCTATCTGGACAGTGAACTGAACACCAGGCTTTTCACCGCCAGAATCCTTGCTCACCTATCTGGTGTGGAGTACCGGCGTTTGACGACCGGTGCATATAGCAAGGAGGAAGAGGAACGTATCATCAAGGCGAAAGATTGGATGAAGACACGGAAGTTTACCCACATCTATATTCCAACCTTCGACCAGCAGAGCATCTACACCGCAGTCAAGAAGGTTTACCACACTCAAGGTCTCGATGTTTTGATTGTGGATTACTTTAAGGGCAAGGGCGAGGGTGATGCGTTCGACAGCTACCAAGAACTTGGTAGGTTTGTTGATATGGTGAAGAACCAAATCTGTGGCGGCATGAATATCGCAGGCATTGGGGCCGCACAGGCAACATCAACGGGCAAGTTGGCCGACAGCGCAAAGATTGCCCGGAACGCCTCGACCATTGCTATGATAACAGAGAAAACACCGGAGGAAATCGAGGCTGATGGGGTTGAGTGCGGCAACAAAAAGCTCAGGGTCACCTACAACCGTAACGGAATGCAGATGGCACAAGGCGAATACATAGACCTGCTTTTTGATGGCAACCACATTCTGTATGAGCAGGCCAAGCAGCACATCCCAGAGACACCGTTTTGACCTGTCAACATAATTAAATAATCTACGGAAGGAGGAGACGGTGTGGAACTGTCTGAGTTGATTGAGTCGGTTGATATCCTTGAGTACATCTCTCAATACACAGAGTTTACTGAAAAAAACGGGGAATATTGGGCGCTCTCACCACTAAAAGACGAGAACACACCGTCCTTCTCCGTCCGAAAAGAGGAGAACAGTTTCTACGACTTCTCATCCGGCATCGGCGGCAACGTTTTGACCTTTATTCGGTACTACAACAGATGTGGCTACCAAAAGGCAATCGAAATCCTGAAAGCATATGCCGGATGCAACGGCACAATAAGACCACATAAGAAATTATCTGCCACAGAAGTTGCAAAACGGTTCTCAAAGCCGAAAAAGACACCCAAGACGAGCAAGGGTGTGGTTTTACAAGACGATTACATGGCCAGATATGAAAAAAGAGATGACAAGCTGGCCGTTTGGGAGCAAGAGGGTATATCCAGAGCATCTCTGGACAAGTTCCAGGTGTTCTACGACAGTTTTTCAGACCGACTTGTCTATCCAATCCGCAATATGGACGGAAAAATCGTGAATATTGGTGGTCGAACGCTGGATGATGACTGGAAAGCCAAGGGATTAAGGAAATACACATACTTTAAGCCCTGGGGTGAGCTTAACACCATCTATGGACTACCAGAGAACATGGATTTTATCCGTGAAAAGCGAGAAATCATACTCTTTGAGGGCTGTAAGTCGGTTTTGCTGGCCGACACATGGGGAATCCATAATGCCGGAGCGATTTTGACCTCGCACCTCAACCCAAATCAGATGAAAATCCTGGCTCGGCTTGGTTGCAGAGTGGTTTTTGCTCTCGACAAAGAGGTTTGCGTGCGCGAAGACCACAACATCAAGCGTCTCAAGCAATTTGTAAAGGTCGAGTACATTTGGGACAAAGATAACTTGCTTGATGAAAAGGATGCCCCGGTCGATAAAGGCCACCAAACATGGGAAAAACTCTACGAAGGGAGGTTGTCATGGCGATAGAAGGTCAATACACCGTATATCATCTGCACAGTGACCTGAGCAATGGTGTTACAAACATCGATTCGGTCACCAAGTACAACGAATACATAGCCAGGGCACAGGAGCTTGGCATGAAAGCAATGGCTTTCTCGGAACATGGCTCGGTTTTTGAGTGGTGGCACAAGAAAAGCGCCATTGAAGAAGCTGAGATGAAGTACATTCACGCTGTCGAAGCATATCTCACGGCCACTCTTGACGAGAAGGTCAGAGACAACTATCACTGTGTACTTTTGGCTAAGAACTATGAAGGTTTTTTAGAGCTAAATGGGCTCGTTTCCAACAGTTTCAACCGTAAGGACAACCACTTCTATTATGCGCCTCGCATTACGTTTGATGAGTTGTTCTCAACATCCGACAATATCCTGGTTACTACCGCCTGTGTTGGCGGGGTTTTTGGCAAGGGGGATGAAGCCGTACAGCGGGCTTTTCTTGATTTCATGGTCAGGAATAAGCACAGATGTTTCTTCGAGATTGGGCACCACATCGACCCCAAGCAGGTCGCCTACAATCAGAAGATGTTTGAGCTTAGCCAGCAGACTGGTATCCCGCTGATAGCAGGCACAGACACTCACGTTCTGAACGAGGAGCATGAGAAAGGCCGCAGTATCTTACAGATGTCCAAGAACATCCAGTTTGATGGCGAAGAGCGGTGGGATTTGAAGTTCAAGTCCTATGAGGAGTTGGTCAACGCCTACCGCAAGCAAGGGTCTCTTCCAGAGGCTGTATATATGCAAGCCATCGAGAACACCAACGTAATGGCGGATATGGTCGAGGAGTTTGAGCTTGACCGTGGTACAAAGTATCCCCACATTTATGAGAACCCGGACGAAACCTTCCGAGCGAAGGTGGACGCCGCTGTCCACACACATCCGTATGCGCTCCAGTATCACGGCGAAGGCGAGTTGAAGCAGGTCGTTGACGAGGAGTTCAAGGTTTATCAGGCCACACAGTCCATCGACTTCATGCTTTTGCAAACTTATCTCAGAGAGTGGGAGAAGGAGAATGGCATCCAGTGTGGGTATGGCCGTGGCTCTGTTTCAGGCAGTATGATAGCCTATCTCCTTGGCATCACCCAGATGGACAGTATGCGGTTTGGCCTAAACTTCTTCCGGTTTATGAATCCATCTCGTGTGACTAACGCCGATATTGATACCGACTACTCCGGTAAGGATAGAGACACTATCAAACAGTTCCTGTTGCGGGATAAGATGAACCTGCCAAGCATTCGCTCTGCCGAAATCATCACATTCAACACGATTGCGATGAAGGGCGCTATCCGAGATGTTTGCCGAGCTTTGTATAAGGATAGTAAAGAGGTGAACTATCTCCAGGTTGCCAATGAAATCTGCAAGGAAGTGGAGCTCCGTGAAGACGCAATCCGTCGGAAGTACCCAGAGGTTTTCAAGTACGTTGATATTGTCAACGGAACGATAGTCTCCATTGGTACTCACCCCAGCGGCGTTCTCATCAGCGACCTCCCAATCGAGCAGACGGTCGGCCTGTGCAGTATCGCAACGTCGGACTACCCTGTATCCATGATAAACATGAAGGAATTGGACGACTTGATGTATGTCAAGTTGGACATCCTCGGCCTGGACAACATCGGCGTTATCAACGAGACCTGTAAGATGCTGGGCATCGAACGTCTGACCCCGGATAACACGGATATGGATGACATGAACGTCTGGAAGAGTATCCGGGACAACACAACGCTGATATTCCAATGGGAAAGTAACAGCGCCCAGCAGTACCTCAAGAAGTTTATGTCGGATGATACGTTGGAAAAGGCGAGGTCACGGATACCGAACTTCTCCATGCTGAAGTGGATGTCATTCGGTAACGGCTTGCTTCGTCCGGCCTGTGCCAGTTTCCGGGATAGTGTGGCGGATGGCGAGTTCTACGACAATGGGTTTGACGCACTCAATGAGTTCCTCTCCCCGGAGGCTGGTAGAATCGCCATGCAGGAGACCATCATGCAGTTTCTGGTCAAGTTCTGCGGCTATTCCGATGCGGAGTCAGATAACGTGCGTCGGGCCATTGCTAAGAAGAAGGGCACAGAGAAGCTCTTGCCGGAGATTGAGGAGCGGTTCATCGCTTTCTGCCCAGAGCATTACAACATCACCAAAGAGCGATGCGAGGAAGTCATTAAGCCGTTCCTGCAAATCATCCTGGATGCCTCAGCTTATGGGTTTTCTTGGAACCACTCGGACGCCTACTCGTCCATTGGATACATCTGTGGGTATCTGCGCTACTACCACCCGCTTGAGTTTTTGACTGCGGCCCTCAACATCTTTGGCGACAACATGGACAAGACTGCTGACATCACCAGCTATGCAACAAGAGTCGGCATCAAGGTCACGCTCCCAAAGTGGGGGTTGTCCAGAGGAGAATACTTCTTCGACCGGGATAAGCGTATCATCGCAAAGGGCCTTACCTCCATCAAGTACATGAGCGCAGGTCTTGCCGACGAGCTCTACAATCTGGCCAAGAAAAAGAACTACACCAGTTTTATGGAGTTGCTGGCCGACCTTGACAAAGAAACAAGCATCAACTCTCGGCAACTTGATATCCTGGTAAAGTTGGATTTCTTCTCAGACTTTGGCAATCAACGGGAACTTCTCCGCATGGTAGACTTGTTCTCCACCACCTTCAAAAAGGGCGAGGCCAAGCAGGTAAAGAAGTCAGAGATTGACGGAACGCCGTTGGAGGAAATCGTAAAAAAGTACGCCATCGGTGTTACCAAGTCCGGCGGTTCTGCGAAATCCTACACTCTTCTGGATGTGGGTTCAATTCTCAGGGAGGCCGAAAGTGTTATCAAGTCATTTGGTTTGGAAGACCTCAGCGATATTCTGAAGGTTCGTAACTTCTATGATGTCATGGGCTACATTGGCTATGTATCCGGCAAAGATGAAGACCGCCGCAAGCTGTATGTAACCGAGGTCAAACCATTACATAGGAAAAAGGACGGTAAGCTGTTTGGATATAGTGTGTTTACAAAGTCCATCGGCAGTGGGAAGGAAAGCCGCTTCACTGTGTTTTGCAGAGTTTTCGATAAAGACCCCATCAAGGAGGGCGACATCATCTACTGCACTGGTTTCGAGCGTGACGGCCAATACTTCCAGCTAACATCCTTTCGCAAGATTTATTGATTGGAGGTGTTCTGATGGAAGTGCTGACCGGCACCACTCTGAGCGAGGCGCTGAAAACCTGCGATACGCATGACGGTGCAAGGATTGGTATCGTCTGCGCAAGCAGCGATACCGCAAAGACAATGGTAGATTCCTTCTGGCTCGAAATCTCGGGCGGAAGAATGCCAGGATGGGAAATTGGGCGTGAGGTGGGAGGCTACCGTGCTCAACTTAGAAAGAAGGGCAAAGAGGATTACAGCACGATTGAAATTTTCTCCGCTATTTCTGAGAATGAGATTCGTGGCAGGTCATACCATCAGGTTTTATATGAGCGCTATCTTGATGCACCACTGATAAACGCTCTCCAGTGGTGCGAACGTCTTTCCTTTGATGATATCGAGGAAGATGGGAGAGAAAAGCTCGATAAGTTTTTGAATAGCTTCAAAATTGTGTAGAGGAGGTGTACTCATGAAGTGTATCGTTTGTGACCGCTGTAAGCAAATCATTGAGAATCCCCGGAATTGCCGGGTGATTACCTGTGCTAAGCCGCTGAAACCGCCCATTGTTCCTGCGGAACATTGTAAGACACAGTATCGCGGCAACGACCGCCAGCAGAACGACATTCTTTGGGAGAAGGAGGTCTGCTTGGACTGCCTGGATGCCCTGGAGGAGTTCTTCGAGGCTGGAGCTGGGACGGTTACCCCGCCTGAGCCTGAGCAGCCTGATACTCCGGGCGACGGTGATGAACGGCCTGAGCAGCCCACTGACCCGGATGAGGGTGGCGATGGCGGCGAGACCGGCGGTGAAACTGGCGGCGATGGCGAGAGCACACAGTGGCTGTAACCCTTGCGCCACAATACCATAATTGGGTATAAAACACGAATTTGGTAACCACATAGGAGGTGTGTAAGGCTTGCCAGAACAGAAAGTATGCAGTCGTTGCGGGCGTGAGCTCGATTTCTTCGACCTGCAACAGGATTTCTCCATACATAAAAAAATCGGATATGGGAGCATCTATGACGGTTGTACCGTGAACTACCAGCTCTGCTGTGAGTGCTTCGATAAAGCGGCGGAGGAGTGTGCTGTGTTCCCTATCTCGGAGGAGGAGCATGAGTGAACGCCAGTGATATGGTTCGGCTCTTAACATGGCATGATACTGGGGCCAATCGAAACGGCAGAATGTTTTTGCCAAGCGAGGCAGAGCAGTTCCTTCCATACCATCGCTATGAAACGGAGCGGTTCACGAGGTATGACCGCTACAAAGAGCGTGAGGTAACTCGTCCAACATTTATGGAGGCACATTATAACGAGCTGATGAGGTTTGCCAGAATTGCCTCATGGTCTGGTGAGGCTCGCCAAGTTGTGAGTACCCCTCCTGTGGAGGATACCGAATTGACAGCAGAGGACACAAAGGAGCTCGACGAGTTCCTCAGCAGTTTCTCAAGAACGTAAGAATCAACCAACATACCACGGGGAAAGAGCCTTGGAGCATAAGTTCCGGGCTCTTTTCTCATGGACAGTAGAGAGGTAGAACAATGCAAAAAGTTTTCACTATCTTCTTGCTGGCAGCTATGATGTGCGTTTCGGTCTGCGGGTGCAGTAACGCACCTGCCACACAAGACCCTGAGCCCGCTGTCATCGAGAGAGCAGATGAAGATGCGGGCGCCGTTGCGACTGCATTAGTGTACGACGGCGATACGGATGCGTTGGAGACCGCTATTCCAACAGAAGATACCAAAGAGTGGGACACGGACTATCTGACCATCATGCGAGAGTGTTGTCTGAGCGGCGACGTGGCCGCAGGACGTGATGCCGAGTCCAACAGAAATGCAAAAATTGCCGCACTCAACTTAGATGTACCGGAAATCAGCTTCGATGAACTGTTCGAGCTGTCCAAGACCATCACCAATGAGGCCGGTTCAAGTTGGATTCCAATGGACTGGAAGATGATGGTCGGTGAAGTCGTTCTTAACCGTGTAGCATCCGTAGAGTTTCCCAATACGGTTATTGAGGTCATTCACCAGAAGGGTCAATACTCCGGCGCAAACTCCAGTCATTTTGACAGCATGGTTCCGTTTGAGGACTGTGTAGATGCGGCAATCAGGTTGCTCAGTGGTGAGCGGCTTATCAATGATGTCTCTGTTGTGTTCCAGTCTGAGCACCGCCAAGGTAGCGGTACATATCTCGAACTGTATGACAGTTACTACGGATATACATACCTATGTTACAGCAACCACCCGGAGCTGTACGAATGAAAGGACATCTATGGGAAAGGTAATCATTCAAAGCGAATACACCACGAGAAACCCCATTACAATGATTGGCACAGAGGCCGGTATCTGCTGGGGCGCAGACACATCTGATACCCAGAAGAACTACAAGCGCGGACTTGACTGCCTGGAGAGCGAGCATGGCCGAACGTTTGAGTTCCCAGACATCTATATGATTCTGGACGGCTATTCGGCCAGGGTTATTCGGGAGTGGTACACCCACATTGGCGGCGCTCCCACAAGGCTTCAGGCCAGCACCCGATATATCGACTACGAGCATGGGTTTTCCTATGTGACACCGAATACTCCTGCGTTTAGCGGTAGAGCACTTGCCGTCTACGACAGGGTTATGCACAGTATTATGGAGGGCCTGCGTGAGCTTGACGAGCTCGGCGTACCAAGAGAGGACTCTGCCCTCTGTCTGCCGCTCGGTATGACCACAAAGATTGTGGACAAGCGTAATCTCCGTAACCTGATGGATATGTCTCATCAGCGGATGTGTACCCGTGCCTATCACGAGTATCGGCAACTGTTCGCCGATATCAGGGCAGCACTCAATGGGTATTCCCCTGAGTGGAATTATATAGTTGACCACTACCTCATGCCAAAGTGCCAGTACATGGGCTTTTGTAAAGAGCGGCACACCTGTGGCATGATGCCCAGAAAGCAGGTGGTCACAGGTGGATAACTTCTGGCCGCTCGTTCCCATTGCTTTGGTAATTATTATGCTCATACTTGGTGGCGGCGGCGGCCCGAAGCCTCAGCCCGAGTATGTTTATGCGTAGGCAGTAAGCGTATGGAGAGCAAAATTAAGAATCCTGCCAGAATGAAGCAGCTCATTGACTTCAAGGGTCTTGGTCTTGACGGCGGGATATACCCCACAGATATCGATGGCCTGATTGAGTACCACGATAAGGAATACATACTGATTGAGGTCAAGCATGGCAACGCAAAACTTCCGGTTGGACAGCGTGTCGCCATGCAGAGGATGGTGGAGGACTTCACAAAAGTCGGTAAGCGAGCGGTTGCAATCGTCTGTGAACATCACATTGATGATGTGGACAAGCCTGTAGTTGCCGCTTACTGCCGTGTGAGGGAGTTCTACTACGGCGGTGAGCACAAGTGGCGCCCGCCTGACAAGCGTATGACCGTCCAAGAAATGGTCAACAGCTTCGTAAGATATTCAAAGTCAAAGGAGGCCAAGAATGCAGGTAATCGCAATCTCAGGAAAAGCACAGCACGGTAAGGACACAACGGCGGCGATTCTCAAAGACCAGCTCGAATCTGATGGCTACAAAGTTCTGGTCACTCACTATGCAGACCTTCTCAAGTATATGTGTCGCACCTATTTTGGGTGGAATGGTGAGAAGGACGATGCTGGGCGGCACATCTTGCAGTATGTCGGCACAGACATCATCAGGCAGAAGCGCCCAGACTTCTGGGTAGGCTTTGTTACCGATGTGCTCGGCCTGTTCCCTGATGAGTGGGACTTCGTTCTGATTCCAGACTGCCGTTTCCCCAATGAAATCGACTGTCTGAAAAAGGCGGGGCTCGCTATGATTCATATGCGGGTCATCAGGGAGAACTTTGAAAGCCCGCTCACGCCGGAGCAGCAGGCGCATCCATCTGAAACGGCATTGGATGGCTGTACCCCGGACTACTACATAACCAACAACGGAACCATCGAAGACCTGTCTAAAGCCATCTCAAACTGGCTGACAGAGTTCAACGGACACCATCAGATGACCTTTGACGAATACTGCGGGTCGAACCTGGTTCTGGATAAAAAGGAGTAAGCAATGAAACGTCTGACGGTGTTAGTTGATATGGACGACACAATCGAAGATTTGTTGGGCGCATGGGTAGATACGCTGAACGAGCAGTATCACACCGCCGTTGACCCGAACGATGTCAGCGATTGGGATGTCGCAAAATTCTTCCCAACCCTGACCAAACCGCAGGTCTTTGCCCCAATCTACAATGATGATTTCTGGAGAACTGTCAAGCCTATCGATGGCGCCGCAGACGCTCTTCAGCAGTTGATTGCAGATGGGCATCGTATCTATATCGTGACAAGTTCCTTCTATGAAACCCTTGCGGTCAAGATGACCGATGTGTTATTTCGATATTTCCCCTTTCTCAAGTGGGAAGATGTCATCATCACCAGCCACAAGCAGTTGATTCACGGAGACGTGCTGGTAGATGATGGCGTACATAACCTTGAGGGCGGAGATTACTTAAAAATTCTGATGGATGCACCCCATAACCGTGGCTACGATGCTGAACGGGGTGGTATGCACAGGGTAACAAGCTGGGACGATGCGTATGACATCATCACGCAGTACGCTTTCCAGTCTGAACACGATGGAGAGGAGGTAGAACATGACCGTATGACTGTAATCCTATACTCAACGGGCTGTCCAAGGTGCAAGGTTCTCAGGCAGAAGCTGGATAACAGTGGTGTCCAGTACACAGTGAACGATTCTGTGGATGATATGCTTGCTCTTGGCATTGCACAGGTGCCCGTCCTCTCGATTGATGGGGAATTACTCCCCTTTGCCAAGGCAATCGAGTGGGTCAACCAAATCCATTGAAGGAGGCATGAGAATTGAACATTCCAATCAAAATGAACAAGGACTTTGAGAAGGCAATGGCCGCTCTGAGTGAGCGGTATGGCGAAGATTTTGAGTTTTTGAACGGGTTTCACGAGTCGCAGCTCAATTTTTCCGACTTTATCGATGGGTTCATCGATAGAAACGTCTCTGACGTGACTATCGATGCGAACGCAAATGCCTCCAACAAGGACATTCGCAGCCTTTTGAACGAAAAGGGCAAGTCGCACGACAAACTCTTTGCGTTCAACAAGATTTTCTACGAAATCAAAAAGCGGTACAACCTCAAAACGGCACGGGAGTGGCTGGAAACCGAGTACAACGGCGGTTTTTATCTCCATGATGCCCCAACATCGACCTACCTCCCCTACTGTTATGCCTACGACCTGACGAGGCTGGCGACAGAGGGGCTTTTCTTCCTGAAAAACTACAACAATCAGCCGCCGAAGCACCTGACAACGTTCATGGACGATGTTATTGAGTACATCAGTTACATGAGCAACCGCAGTTCTGGTGCTGTTGGCATCCCCAACGTGCTTATTTGGACGTACTACTTCTGGAAGAAGGACTGTGAGAGCGGGCACATCATCAAAGACCCCGACTACTACATCCGCCAGTGCTTCCAGAAGTTCATCTATCGGCTGAACCAGCCATTCATGCGCATCGACCAGACGGCTTTTGTCAATGTTTCCATCTTTGACCGCAACTATATCGAATCTCTGTTCGGCGGTGTCCAGTACCCGGATGGGTCATTCGTCATTGACAATGTGGAGGAGCTGATTGAGCATCAGAAAACCTTCATGGAGGTCGTGTCTCAGATTCGCAGCGAGAATATGTTTACATTCCCAGTCCTTACATACAGCTTGCTCAAACGCACTGCTATCACAACCGAGGAAGCGCTGGAGATGCTTCGCTCGAAGAACTACGATGTGTTCGTTGACAAGGAGTTTGCCCGTTGGTGCAGCGACCACAACTGCACCTGGAACGACAGCAACTTCTTTATGAGCGATGACGTGGGCACACTCAGCAACTGTTGTCGCCTGCTCTCAGACACGAAGAAGCTGAATGCTTTCATCAACTCCATTGGTGGTACGGCGCTGTCTATCGGCTCTGTCAAGGTCAACACCATCAACCTGATGCGGATTGCCCTTGAAACTGACTGCGATGAAAAGAAGTACCTGGCTCTGTTGAGAAAGCGTGCCCTGCTCTGCTGTAAGGCTCTGGACACGGTGCGCCACATTATCCAACGCAATGTAGAGAAGGGTTTGCTCCCCAACTACCAAGAGGGCGCAGTCGAGATGGACAAGCAGTATTGCACCATGGGCATCCTCGGCCTGTATGAGGTCATCGAAGCCTTTGGCTACACACAGACGGACGAGTTCGGTTACATCAGCTACACCGACGAGGGCGTCGAGTTTGCTTCCAAGATTTTTGAGGTGCTCAACTCAGTGAAGGACAACTTCACCAACGAGTATTCCTTCAACATTGAGAGCGTCCCCGCTGAGAGGGCGGCGGTCATCCTCTGTCAGAAGGACAATGTCCTGTATGATATGAGGGACAAGGAGCTGTACTCCAACCAGTGGATTCCTCTGTCTGCCAAATGCACCATTCAAGAGAAGCTCCGGCTTTGCTCTATTCTGGATGAGAAGTGCTCTGGCGGCAGTATTGCCCACATCAACCTGGAGTCGAACTTCCCCAACACAGATGCGGCATGGGATATGCTCAACAAGATTGCGCTATCCGGCGTTATCTACTTTGCGTTCAACACTCGCATCAACGAGTGTGAGAACCACCACGGCTTTGTCGGAACAGACCACTGCCCCATCTGTGGCAAGCCGGTGTATGACACCTATCAGCGCATCGTTGGGTATCTCGTTCCGTCCAGAGCGTATTCCAAGGAGCGGTTCCGGGAGTTCAACACCCGGCAATGGTACAGCTATGCGGAGGCTATGTCAGAATGAGAGTAAAAACCATTGTTGAGGAGGACTTCACCAACTACAAGGTTCCATCCATGTTCATCGGAACTATCTCATGTGGCGGGAAATGCTGCTCCGAAGCAGGCATCCCGCTTTCAGTTTGCCAAAATGATGGGTGGCGCTCATGCGCCCCCATCGAGGTAAACGACTTTGACTTGTGCAGACGTTACATCCACAACAGACTGACGGGGGCCATCGTCATTGGCGGTTTGGAACCGTTCGAGCAGTTTCAAGAGGTAGAGGAGTTCATTCATACTCTCCGTCTGGTATACGGCTGTCAGGATGATGTGGTCATCTACACAGGCTACTACCCGCAAGAGATTGGGCAACAGGTAAAGGCACTGGCCTCCTACAAGAACATCGTCATCAAGTTCGGGCGGTACATCCCCAATCGTAGGGCCATTTTCGATGATGTTCTTGGTGTAACACTTGCGTCCGACAATCAGTTTGCTGAAAGGATTAGCTGACCATGAAGATTGAACTGAACCCTGACAAAGAATATGTCAAGGAAATCAAAGACCAACTCAAGGCCAACTCTGGCTATTGCCCCTGCGTCCTCTACAAAAACGCTGATACCAAGTGTATGTGTAAGGAGTTCAGGGAGATGGACGAGGGTATGTGTCACTGTGGGCTTTACATCAAAACGAAGTGAGGGAAATAAATGCTCGTTGTAAATCTGTTCGGAGCCCCTGGTGCTGGTAAGTCAACCGGTGCCGCCTACATCTTCTCAAAGCTGAAGATGGCTGGTATCAACGCAGAACTCGTGACGGAGTTCGCCAAGGATAAGGTTTGGGAAGAGAGTAAGGCTGTCTTCCAGAATCAAGCATACATATTCGGCAAGCAGTATTTCCGCATCAGCCGAGTGCAGGGCAAAGTAGATGTGGTCATCACTGACTCACCAATCCTGCTGTCGAGCTTTTATGCAAACGATGATGTGCTGGGCAAGGAGTTTGACGCACTGATTATGAAGGTGTTCAACTCCTATGATTCCATGAACGTCTTCGTCAACCGGGTGAAACCATACAACCCCTCTGGTCGGTTCCAGACCGAGAGCGAGAGCGATGAGCTGGCCAATGTGATGCGCAAGTTCCTGGATGAGCATGGCGTTGTCTGTGAGCAGTACGACGGCTGTGTTGCCGGGTATGACGCTCTCGTAAACGCCATTCTGACAAGGGTAAAATGCCCCGGCAGAAGCTACGGGGCAGTGTAAAAGGAGGATATTATGGACAAGAAAACCAAGACCACAAAGGTTACATACCACTTTGACGATGTGACAGAGAAAATGATTGGCAAAACCATCGTTGAGACAGAAGACTTGGTTGAGCCTATTGCTGACGGCTATGATGTCGAGACTGGTGTTGAACTGGACGGCGTTATCGAACTGTCCCCTCTGGAAATCTTCCTGACAGCCGCCGCAGGCGCTCTGGTTGGCAACCTGCTTTACCGTGCAGCCCATAAGAATTGAGGTGTGCCATGGTTAAGAGAACTATCAAGGAAACCGTTCGTGAATATGACACAGATGGTCGCCTGTTGAAGGAGACAGTCACCGAAACCTCCGAAGACGATGACACTGTCTATTACCCGTCATATGCACCAAACATCATCCCCGCCGTTTGGGGAACGGAGGTAACTTGCGACACGCAGTACAAAGGAGGAACAGATGCAGAAGGTCGGTAACTTTGAAAAGGTGAGCTTTGAGCAGTTTACCACAGCTATGAAAGAGGAATTTGGTATCGGTGAAACCGAGGCCAGGATGATGTATGACCTGATTGACCTGCCTGTGCGGGCCACGACAGGAAGCGCCGGGTACGACTTCAAGTCACCAGTCAGTATCACTCTGGCACCTGGGGCATCTGCGAAGATTCCCACCGGTATCCGGGTAAAGATTGACGAGGGCTGGTGGCTGTGCTGTGCACCACGGAGTGGCCTGGGCTGTAAGTACCGTATGCAGTTGGACAACACCATCGGCGTGGTTGACAGCGACTACTACAACTCCGACAACGAGGGGCACATCTACGCCAAGATTACTAACGACAGCAGGGAGGGCAAAAACCTCGCTATTGGGGCCGGAGACCGCTTTATGCAGACCATCTTCATTCCCTACGGGATTACATACTCCGATGCTGCCGAGGGTGTCAGGAACGGCGGCTGGGGCTCCACAGGCTCTTGATGGAGGATACATACAATGAGTGATAACAAAAGATACGGGCTCGGCATCTGTGATGTGCTTGGAATTGTGTTCATCGTCTTGAAACTCCTGGGTGTCATCGACTGGAGCTGGTGGTGGGTGCTTGCACCTATCTGGATTCCTGTTGTTATTGTGTTGGTCTTGTATGGCGTCCTTGCCATCTGCAAATAGCTGACAGAAAGAAAAGGACGGGGCGAGTGTAAAAACTCGTCACCGTCCTATTTTTTTACCCTCAAATAAAGAAGGTGGTCATTATACAAAAATACGCCCAAGAAACTATAAACGCCGTCTATGGCGGCGATGTCTATACCATAATCAACCTAACCCCCATCATACATAAAGACGACAGAGAGGAGCGGAAAGCTCAGATAGAGAAAACCCTGTATGCCGTCTTTAGTAAATACTCACAAAAGCCAAAGAAAAGGTAGGTTGACATGGAAGATTTAATCTATGCACGACAGTCAGTAGACAAAGAGGATAGTATTTCTATCGAAAGCCAGATAGAACTGTGTCTACGAGAAGTGGGCAACCGCCCACACAGGGTATTTAGAGACAAGGGATACAGCGGCAAAAACACAGAACGCCCAGACTTCCAAGACATGATGGCGGAGGTTCGCAGAGGTGGTGTCAGCCGCATCATCGTGTACCGGCTCGACCGTATCAGCCGGTCTGTTCTCGACTTCGCCAACGTTATCAGTGAGCTCCAGAAGTATGGGGTGGAGTTCGTATCCATCACAGAACGGTTCGACACCTCGACCCCAATCGGCAAAGCCATGCTGATGATTGTCATGGTCTTCGCCCAGCTCGAACGTGAGACCATCCAGCAGCGTGTCATTGACGCATATCGCTCTCGCAGCAGGAAGGGATTCTACATGGGAGGTCGTGTTCCATACGGCTATGAGCTTGAGAACACGGTCATGGAAGGCATTAAGACCTGTATGTATAAGCCCATCCCGGAGCAAATTCAGGTCGTCCAGTTGATATTCTCGCTCTACTCCCGGCCACAGGTCTCCTTTTCCGATGTTATGAAGTACCTCAGCGAGAACGGCATCAAAAACCAAGCGGGCCAGAACTTCAGCAGGATGCGGATACGGGACATCATCATCAACCCAGCCTACGCCAAGGCAGACGCAGAACTGTATGAGTTCTTCCGCACTCAGGGGACAGAAATCATCAATGATATCTCACAGTTCATTGGGACAAACGGTGCTTATCTCTACACAGGAAGCAAAGCCACTAAGCGGAAGTCCATCTGCCTCGATGGTCAGGTGTTGGTACTCGCACCACATGAAGGCTGCATTGATTCAGACACATGGATTCGGTGCCGCCGAAAGTGCTTGAACGTGCGCCAGATTGCAAAGCCAGTGAAGGCCAGAAACACATGGTTGGCAGGGAAAATCAAGTGTATTGATTGCGGCCACGCTCTCTCGCTCAAATCTTACCCACGCAAGCGCACAGAGGATGCCAGATACTACATTTGCAATAGTAAGTATGTGTCAGCATCGTGCGACGGCGTTGGTGCGGTTCAGGCAGGCGATATTGAAGGCATTGTGTTCGATGAGATGTCCAGAAAGCTGAGGGAGTTCAGCGAGCTGTCCTACACAGAGAAGCAAGGGGATACCGCCGAGCTTACCAAGCTCAAGATTCGCTTGGATGAAATCGAAAAAGAAATCGCCACACTCATAGACAAAATCGTGTCTGCGAGCGAAGCGACGATGGAGTATATCAACAAGCGTGTGGATGCGCTTGACGAGGAGAAAAAGGAGCTCCGTAAAAAGGTATCACAGATGTCCGCTGAAATGTATGACCGCAAGGATATTGGAACAATCAATGGGTACATGAACAACTGGGAGAATGTAAGTATCGATGATAAATTATCGGTGGTTGATGCGCTAATTGAAAGTATTCATGTTGGTCACGGCAAGGTGCAAATATCCTGGAAAATCTGACGTGGTAGTCTGATTGTTTTGGTTTACGATCAATTCGTCAAGGACAATCTCAAAGATCGGGGCTATGACGAGCGAACGACGCTGCCCATGATGAAAAATGGGAAAACCTTTCAGTTGGCCTGCGTCGCCTTTTTGTGCAAAATTTCCTATGGCGTTTTTTCTTATGACACCGTCGCCAGTTTGATCGGAAACGCCGACGAGCTCAAGTCGGTTTTGCGCCAGATGGGGCAGATGGAGCGGTTGATTTCTTGCAAAACAGCGGAAGAACAGGACTTGTTTTTTACAATTTTTGACGCGGTAGGCAACGAAGCGTTGGGCTATTGCTTTGAAAACGCGCTGGAACGAGCGGAACAAGAGCAGCGGACGTTGGCTCCTTCTGATTACTTAAAATCAGACGCCAATTATTACAAGGACGTGGTCAAACGGTTGTGGAACAGATATCGCTCCAATGAAGAGCTTCGCAAGGCCGTCAAGCGCCTTTGCGGCCAGAGCGACTGATAGGGGGAAGCGGCATGAAACGCAAATGGAGAAGCGCTTTTTGGACGGCGCTGGTTATATTCGCGCTTTTCTGCCCAGGCTGGGCTTGGGCGGCGCCTTCGGACGCGCTGTTAGAGGAGGAACAGCTGGAATTTGACCAGATGTACGCCAAGCTGGAGGGGCTGACGCCGGAGGAGCTGCTGGCGGATCTGGAGAGAGCCTGTCAGCTGCTGGATCAGAGCGGTTGGGAAGACAAGGACAACGCTTTGATTCCTTGGGGAGCGGCTATGGCGGAGCGCATCGACGAATTGACTGAGGAGCAGCTGGCGGACGTTATTTTGAACCCGGAGAAGGACCTCTATTTTCGGGGCGCCGTCGTGCAGCTGCGGGAACTGCGGCAGGACGCGGCCCAGGCGGATCCTCGGCTTTATCAGCTGCTGGAAGATGAAGAGGCGCCGGAGTATCTGCGCACGACCCTTATGCTCCATTTGGATTTTGACGGGCCGGAGCGTCAAGAATTGCTGGAGAGACTGGCGGCGGGGCAGGACGTCTTGGCGGTTTACGCTCAAAAAAAGCTGGATTGGGACAGCCGGGAAACGGCCCATCAAAGCCGGCTTCGGGCGGATAAAGCGCCGAAAGAAGCGCAGTCTCCGGGTCGA